AGTATCGAAACTTTATAAAATTTTCATTCTGGCTTTGTGAGGGGCTGAAATTAGCGTTTGAAACAGCTTAGGTATATAATTAGTCATCAAAGAAAATTTAGGGGGCTCAAATGGCTTATGTGAGCATAGAAGAAATTCCAAACTTAATAAAAAAGCTTGGGAGCGGGAGGTATGAGATTACGGTAAAAATAGATAAGAAAGGTTCCCGGATTATTCATTTTTCTAAGAATGAAAAATTTGAATGGGAAGAATTGAAAAAAATTTTGGAAAGCACTTGATTTTTTATAAGAAAAAGGGTATACTTAAAATAAGTTAATGTGAACGCATTTTTTTAGAGTATTACTAGAGTAGAATTTAAAATTATAGTTTTTAAAACCTTTAGTTTGAGTATTACTAGAGTAGAATTTAAAACTAGATTTTTAAAAAAGAAACTTCGAGTATTTCTATAGTAGAATGTAGATTAAAAAAAACAAAAACAAAACATTAGAGGGTATAACCCTCTTTTGTTTTAAAAAGGAGAAAAAATGATAAGAAAAAAAGAAAATAAAATCTTCATTTCTGCTTCTGATTGGATACATTCTGCGTCTATTGTAGGTTTAATACAATACTTGAAATTTCATAATAAGAATTTCGAAATAAAAGAAATGGAAATTGCAGGAATTTTTGATGAATTTCTTATTTTTGACAGGCAAGCTATCACGGAAAAAGAATATTTGCAATTTGTGGAAGCATTTTATCAGATAAAAGATACTGAAAAATATGACTCTGTCAAAGATTTTTTTTTAAAAAAAGAGCATTTATACAGTAATTACTGTAATAAGAAATATTTTTTAAAAGAAGAAGAAAACGCACCTTGTCGCGTAAAAGGCTATTATTTTGACGCTATGAGAAAGGATAAAAGCACGAATTGGGGCTTTGAAAAAGGCGTGGATTATCAAGATAATAGAATGTTTGATTTTTTACCTTTTGCATTTTTAGGCAATAACCATGAAACTCTTTTTCTGAATAATAATTTTCATTTGAAAACATTAGAAAAAATGTATCTCGATTTTAAAAATGAACCGGGAGGCACCGCTTTTGAAAAAATCATAAATTTAATACAGCACAATAAATTAAATCATTCAGTTGAATTGATTTATAAAGATAAGAAAAATAAGTACTTTGAATCTTATTTTTTACATGATAGTATGATAAAGATTTTTAGAATTGTTGAGCTAGAAAAAGTCAATCATATTTTGAGAATGTCAGAAACGGAATATGTGAATGCGTTAAAACAAATATTTTTCAATGTGCTACGTCAAGAAAATTTAAATGAATTGCTTGATAGATTGATTGCTTTATACAGTAAATATCCAAATGCGATTCTGCATGACGCAATTGATGAAATGATAAAGTTGAATATAGAAATAAAAAAAGAGGTTTAAAAACCTCTTTCTTCATATTCTTTAGATCTATCTTCTCTTGTAAATACTGACATATTATCTCTCTCCTCTCTCTTGTAAAGATTTTAAATCAATATCTTTATAAGTATAGTCGTAAGCATAGTAATAATAATCATAGTAATCGAAATATTGAGTTGATACGTTTCGTTCGTTAAAGAACGAAACAATACAATGTTCTTCATCGACTTCTACGTCGTTATCTGTTATCAGCACAACGTTGGAAGTGTTTTTGAATATGTACACTTTTAAATTTAATTCTTTTTTTTCTAATAATTCATATAGTTCTCTATAATGTTCATATGTCAATGCAAAATCACTTCTTAAATTGTGGCGGTCAATCGTCATAAAATTTCCCCAAGCTTTTGCTCTGCTGTCTCGAATGACAGCACATCTGAAATAATAATCATAGTTTTCTAAAACTATGTTATTTTTTTTCAGCTGTGTTTTTATTTTATTGTTGATAAGTTCTGCTAAGTCAAAGAAATATTTTCTATTTAACTTATCTAATATTTTTTCGAATTTAAAATCTTTTTTCAAAATGTTCAAAGATTTTGAAATTTCTTCATCATAAAAAGTTTCTGATAAAATGCTGTCAATATTCTTTTTTATGATCTCTTTTTTTTCTTCGTTTTTTACAGCTGAATGTAATTCGTCTTGCGTTGTGTTTATAATTTTGCAAGCAACATATTCAGCTATTATATCTTCGTCGTCTCGAGATTCGCGATCAATATGAAAATACACCGCGTCTGGAGCGTATTTCATCGCTTCTAAAATGAAATTTTTATCAAACCTAATTTCTATTCCTGCGAAATAGAAAGCTTCTTCCGGCTCGTCTGAGCACAAGCCGGCGATAACGACTTCTTTATCGTTTTGAAGTCGTTCACTAACGTAAAGTATATTCGAACCTTTTAACTTTACAGCTTCCAAAGCGATTTCTTTATCATCTCTTAAATCGTCGCAAGCATAATGTAAAGCAATCGAATCATCTTTCATAGCGACTAACAATTCTTGCTTGTTAAAATATTTTATTCCTTCATTCATATTTATTCCTCCTAATTTTTCTTGAATTTTGATAAAATTAGTTGTATAATATACACAACTAAACTCACGTGTAGTGAGATTTAAATAAAACTTTTTTGTTTTGAGAGGGCTAGTGAGAGCCCTCTTTTTTTCTTATTTTTTTATTGTTTCTAAAATTTCTTCGAGGTTCTCATATTTTTCTGTGTCCTCGACAGCTTTTAGAATGTCTTTATCTTTGTATTTTTTTAGTAAAATACTCTCGATATTTTTTTTGATGATTTCTCTTTTTTTCTCTATATCTTTTATATCGCATTTCAATTTGTATTGCATTGTTCGCAATAAACCGTTGGAAATGTTTTCTAAGACTACATCTGTATCTTTTTGTAGTCTTTCAGAGGCAAGCAGCAAAGAGATATCATATTTACCCTTCATCGCTTGTAAGACGAATTCTTTGTCGTCTTTTAATTCTTCAGAAACATATTTTAAGCACCAGTTATTATACTTTAAAATTTCCTCCATGAATTGCTTGTCATTTTTCAATTCGTCAGAGGCGAATTTTAAAGCAGCATGTGTTTGCTTTGCAGCTTCTCTCACAATATCTTTATTGTTTTGAAACTTTTTAGCAAACTCTAACCCGAAACCGTTTGTTTTCATTGCCACTAAAACGACATCTTCGTCGTTTCTTAATCTTTCAGCTGCGAACTCCAATGCGGAACCGTCGTTTGAAATTGCCACTAAAACGACATCTTTGTCGTCTTTTAATTCTTCTGCTGCATATCTTAAAATTCTCCCCTGCTGACGTACAGCAGAAATGACAAGTTCTTTGTCTTTCTTCAATTCATCTGAGGCAAGCTCCAAAGCTCCGCCATTTTTTTTAGCTGCTTCAATCATGAATTCTCTATCAGCTAATAATTCTTTTGGAGCTTTCATGAATGCCCAATCATTTTTTTTTGATTTCTTCTAATAATTTTTTCTTTTCTAAAAACAAAATTTCATTCATCTTTTTCTCCTTATTCTGCTGGATTGTAAAGTTCAGCAGCGTTATCAATTATAATTTCATTTTCTTCTTCCCCGAATGCCATTTTTCCGAAAACGGAAAATCCCTTGTATTTCCCAGCGATTATATCAACGATACAATCGCCGTTTTTTCCTACATTGTCTTTATCTACATATACATCTGTAGATAAGTTTACCGATTCTTTTACGTCTTCCCATTTTTTCATTTTCATTCCTCCTATTTCTTTTATTAAAATTTTTTGGAGTTCTTCCAGTTCCTCTAAGTTCGCGAACTCCTTTACGAACTTTTTGGCTTGGGATTTGGCAACTGTTTTTTTTCTTGCCTCTTTCCCCTTTTCTGTCGCAAGATATCGCTTCGTTGCAGCGTCTTGCTGTTTTTGCGTGGCATATCCACGCCGTTTTTTCTCTCCCACTTTTCCTCCTCCTTTTACTCTAAAAGTTCGTATTCTTTTAGAGTTTCTTCACTTAATTTTTCGCTATAAATTAGCTCGCCCCAAGCGGCTCGATTTATAGCTTTTACATATTCTTTCTTTTCATAGTTCTGAAAAGAAATTAAATTTTCTTTCGGATAAGTCAAAGGTGCTATCGGTCTTAGATAGCTGTAATATTTATACATTACAGCCACCCCCCCTAACTTAAGCACTTCTTTAATGGAAAGTGCTTTTTTTCTTTTAATAAGCATTTCAGCCGTCCAAGCGATTTTGTAAATCAGATCGCTTATTTTTTCTTTTAACATTGATACCACTTCCTTTTTTTCTTTTATTTTTGAAAGAATTGTGATATAATACTTATAGTGATGTAAGTATCGTTACCACTCTACCCCAGAGGGGTGGGGTGCAACTATGAATTTGATTTTTTAATCTCAATCGTTAGTGTCCAGCTCCCGATTTTGATTATAAATCTTATCTTCATTTGTGCCACCCCCTTTCTGGTGTAGCTTGTGTAAGGTCTTTCGTCCTTCACACTTTGAGTATATCATATGTGTAACACTATGTCAATAACTTTTTTTAAATATTTTTGTAAAACTTTAAAAAGTTCAATAATATCAATGGAAAAAGTTAGAAAAAAATTTTTTGAAAATTAAATATTAGATATATTTTACAGTCTATAAAGTAGACGGGATATATAAGATTACATGTAAAGCAACATGTATTTTTGTATATCTCGTCTTTTTTGTTTAATCAAGCGAAAATGGGGAGGTGTCTGTATGTGAGCACAAGAAATGAAGTATATAAGCTGCTAGCAATAAAGACAGAAATAAATGACATAGTAGACATCTTACAAGTAAGCAGACGTACAGTAGAAAGATATGCGAAAGAGTATAGCGACACACTAGCGACAAAAGACAAAAAAGCGACAACGACAAGCGACAGAAAGCGACGAAAAGAGATTGCAAGGGCTCATATAGAGACGGGTTCGAGCGTCAAGGAAGCAAGTGAAGTAAGCGGCATATCTATTAGTACAGCATTAAAGACAAGCAGCAAAGAACGTTTACAGGAAAAGCAAGCTGACTTTCTAAGACGTTTGAGAGATGAGCATAAAGAGATGATTTTGCAGAATAAACGTGACAGATTAGAGATAAATACGAGAATAAAAGCAGATTTGGCAGTATCTGAATCTAACAAGCAGACGCAAGAAATGCTCTTAATGAATGAAAAGACTGAGCAAACAATATTAGAGAGCGAGCGACTAGACAGACTAGAACGATTTGAGTTCGAGAAAGAAGTGCATAAGAGCAAGTTAAAAGCTGAAATGCTAGAAAAAATAGAACAAATGAGCGATAAAGAGCTTGAAGAATTGCAAAAATTTCTTGAAGAAAAAGAAAGGTTTGTAAATGTAGAGTGAACAAAGTGCTAAAAAAATACGATGAAATACTTTTATTTGTAAAGCGAGAGTAAACATGAGCTTATTAAATTTAGTAAAACAAGAAATAAAAAAAAGAAAGCAAGCACAAGCGACATACTATAAATTTAACGCTAGACCCTACCAAAAGCGTCTGATACAGTCGTTTGATGATGGCGTAAAGTTTTTTCTTATTTGCTGGGCAAGACGGCTTGGAAAAGATCTTTTAACGTTAAGCTTGGCATGTAGAGAGTGTATAAACAAGCCAAATACCGTAGTTTATTACATATTCCCGACGATGAAACAAGGGAAAATGATGATTTTGGACGGTTACACGAATGAGAGAAAAAGACTGATTGATGAAGTGATAGATACAAAGTGTCTGAAATTGCCCTTGAAGTCTGATAAATTCTACCATTCAGACAATACATTGCAGTTCAAAAATGGGTCAAAAATATATTTTGTCGGGTCGCAAGACGCTAATACAAAAGTTGGGGGAAACCTCGATTTATTGATAGTTTCGGAAATGGCATTGATACAAAATGACGACATTGTGACATATCTAATTCCATCTGTCATCAACGTAAAAGGGCGTATAATCCTTGTTTCTACGCCACGTTTTGGCTCAAAATTTAATGAAATGCTAGAAAAAACAGGCGATGAGTGGGAAAAGTCTATCATAGCAGCAAACAGCGAAGAAGCAGTAGATGAAGACGGAAATGCGGTATATACGGAAGAAAAGTTATCGGAAGCAAGAACGCTTATGAGCGATAGTAAGTTTAGACAAGAATACTTGTGTGATACAGACGTAGCGAACGAGGAAGCTATTTATGCTTACAGCTTGTCTCGAGCGGAATGGGTAGATAGTTTAGACATAAGCGGCAAGAAGCTCTATGTAAGCGAGGATTTGGGAATTAACGATAGTACAGCGTTATGCTTTGTTATAAATAACACTGTGATACATCACTATGCCAATGTAGATAAGCCGACAATTCACTATATACAGTATATTAAAGAGTTTTGTG